TATGCCGCGATTAGAGATTATCTGTGGAGTGTATTGGTTCAACTTGTAAACTAGGCCGCTTCCGTAGGCATTGCTACCCAAGAAAAACACCGTGTTATCTATTTTGGCAACCGACAAATCAGCAGCGCAGCCGACCTCCATATCCGCACCTTGCCGTCTGTTCAGTGAGAATGTTGTTCCTTCGACCGCGAACCAAAATGATGTTGTTTTGCGCCCAAATAGCACTAATTCACGATGGTCAACAATACCAGTTACCAAGTTATCAGGGTCACTACCGTTGCTATTAAATTCTAGGCCGTCAAAAGTTAAGAAGTCGTTATACGCTGAAACATAAAATTCTTGTGTGTTAGGTCGTACAAATACGCCATAGCCGTCTAAATAATCGACACGGGGCGAACCGTAGAACGCAGGGTCTGTTATTTGAGCTAGTACGCTAGTATTAGTGTTATAAACGTATGCTTTGTTGGTCACGCCGCTATTAAAACAGATTTGCCCCGCATTGTTTGCAGCTATGGTTGTGTCAAAATCCAAGTCAACAGTACCGATTGTTGTATAACTAAAATCATTTAATACTTTGTAGAGTGTTGCTCCTGCCACCACATAAAGTATGCCTCTAAACTCAGACATTGCATAAATGGGCGTAGTGGGTAGCGTTAAAAATGCTGTCTTACCATCAACGCGATAAAGCGTGAGCTTGTTATCTTCGGACGGGTCAACCTCAAGAAACATATTTACAGTTTCTTGACTGTTTTGATTCTTGCTAAATCCCTTGTGCTGGCCGCCTAAAAAATTGAATTTCATCAATAACCGCCGCTTATGATGTTAAAACCACGATTGACGTTTAGGAGTGGGTCAAACTTGGCAACTGGTATAGTCACCATTGAGCGCATGACAATAGCCTTTGATTCTTGCGCCATTAGTGCCAATTCAGGCGATACACTAAAACCAAACTCTGGACTAATCTCAACCGCAAGATTGAACTTTAGGGCGCGAATCCACTCTGGCGGATAAGGCAAGTCGTCGGCTAATGTTAAGTCGGTCTCAGGTCGAATGAGTTCTAGCGTTAAAGTACCAGTAGAGGGAATTGGGTATAAATAAATAGTTGATAATGGATTGTCGGGATTAAGCACAATATGAGAAGGAATACCGCCAACAGTCTTGACTCCAATCTCTAAATAATCGGAATAGTCCATATTTTCTAGCGTGTAATCAATACCGCCATCTGACCAATAAGCCTTATAGATTGACGTAGGCCGAGTAGTGTTAATATCACCAGCCGCGCCGATACTGTAGCTAATTGCCCCAGTAGTTGTTTTTGTGATCTTTTGAGTTGAAGCAGAGAGGAAACGAGTCGCTCCCCATGAGCCAAGCATGAGATTTAATGCTTCGAGAGCATCGCTAGACTCGTCAGCGTTTGGAGTTTCGGAAGATGATATTGCACCGATGAGGCGCAACGTGGCGCGAATTAAATCAGCAGTAACCATGTTACACCTACAAATTAGAATTTAGAGACTCATCCTTGAGTCATGGGAGATTACTGAGTTACACGGACTGCCCATTCAGGACGCAACAAGCCGTAACCAGCAAGCAAGTCAAAACGGCAGATGCGGCGGTTGTTGGTAATGTCATAACCACGGATAAAGCGGATAGAAACGCCATCTTCAACAGCGCGATCAGCCATGTCCATACCTTTCGGCAACTCCATATCAGCCGTAACTAATGTAAACGCGTCACGATGGAACATGATGTTTTGACCGTAGGCAGTTGAAGCCGTACCAGTCAATACGGTGATAGCTGCATTATCAGCAGGGCGAGCCGTTACGTTTTGATAAGCACCACCAGCGATGATTGCAGGATAGATTGCAACAGTTAAGTTACCAGAGCCATCCGAGGCCGCGTCTGTTGTCGCAACGAATTGACGTAACACGCCTGTGCTTACTTTAGTCTCGGGATTAACAGCAAACACTCCAGCAATAGTGAGCACATCACCACGTTTTAAGCGGTTAGCAATAGCCGCCGTCCAGCCGTCGGTAACTAGCGATGTTGTGGCCGCACTTGGGTTATCAGTAGAGCCAGAGTTAATCAACCCTTGGTTAGCACCATTGACCAATGGTGTACCACCTAAACCACCCACCGTATGAGTCGGCAAGTTTTGGCTCATAATAAAATCCATACCCAAGTTTGTGGCCATCATGCCGCTTTTGAGTTGTTTGCCTTGTGTTGCCTGGTCATTAAACAAGCCACTCATGCCGCCTACAAGCTTCGCGTTAGACAATGGGGTCAAGGCTAACATACGGCCATCTGTGCGAGGGCAAGCGGCATTATCAAGCAAGACGGCTGCATCTAAAACAGCTTGAGGCGTAGAAATAGGCGTGCCTGGTGTGCCGCTAAAATTTGCAACACCGCGATAAAAACGGGTAGCAATACGCAAGTCTAATTCAGCAGCGAGGCGTTTAGCTGCGGGGGCTAGGTAGCGTTTGCTAAACTCATCAATGGTTAGTTTTAAATCGTAATCGCTAAACGCCCAGTCAATACCAAATTCAGCCTCCATCGTAATTGGCACAGTTGTTTCATTCACATCTTGAATGTTGATAGCTGCACCATCACGGATGGTGTACTGAACGGGTTGTCGGACGTTGACGATAGAACCCGCTTTCATACCTTTGTTAGCAAACTGGTCTTCATATTCAGTGTTAATGTTACCCAAGAACGCGCTTTCATTGTGCAAAATTCTTAGGGTTTCGTTCGTGATAATCGAACTGGTGATAATAGCATTTGCCATGAATTACTCTCTCTTAACGCTTCTCAGCGTTTCTTTTGTCGTTGTTGGTCATTACGCCATTTAATGTAATCACTGGTACTCATTTTTGAGGGGTCAGTCGTTACATTGCCACCTGATACGGTTTTAACAGGCGGCGGCGCACTGGATACCGCTTTAGGCTTTGGTACATTTGTTTTTGCTGCAATCTCGCCAATAGCCATTAACTGTTGGCTTGGCGGTAATGCGGCAATCCGATAAGCTTCACTTATGTCTTTGCCCAACATATACGCGATTTCTGCGCCTTTTGGATGTTGTGCAACGGCTTCAAGTGCCATCGGCGCAAACTCAATACTGGCTACATTGTTAAATACCGCGTCAAAATCAGGGGCAACACTACGCACTTTATCCACTTTAGCAACCCAGTCTTGAGCAACTGCTTGCGCCTGGGTTTGTTGTGCTTGTTGGCTTTGCGTGGCCTGCGTTTTCTGATTAAGCTTGTATTCTGCTACGGCTTCAACGTAATCATCTAAAGTGTCAAATTGGCTAATATCAGGTGCTTCTTGCTTTGGTGCAATTTGCGCCCGTAATTGCTCTAATTCGGCTTTATAACGATTAGCTTCTGCAACTGCTTCATACTTTTGACGAGTTACCTTATCAATGCGCTTCTTAACGCCTTCGGGTAGGCTGCTTTCGTCGGGTTCTTTTTCGGCTTCTTTGGCTTCAACTTCAGGTTGTTCACCTTCAGTTTCTACCTTTTCAGCTTCAATCGGCTCGACTACTTCGACCACAGGTGATGAATCCTGTACGACATCAGACTGAGTATTATCACTCATGGGATAGGGTTTCCTTGCATCGGATTTACACGCGCCTCACGGCGACCTAGTTTTAACTGTCTAGTAACAGTGATATAAATAAACATAATCTATAACGGGTATTTAGTCAAATGATTGTGGCTGCTCTACGTCAGGTAATTGCATTTGTGACATATCACCACCGCCGCCCATATCCATTGCCATTTGCTCATCCATAGGCATTTCCATTTGTTCGCCTTCTTGCTCCATTTGCTCAGCCATTGGGTCGAAAACTTCTTGCTGTTCGTGCTGATATGTTTCGCCTTCTTCTGGTAGCTCAGGCTGTTGCGCGGCATTACTCAAAGCATCGTTAATAATAGACGCTACCTGCTCCATACTCATGCCGTAATCCTTGGCAAGTTTTGCAAATTCGATCTCTGCTTTAACGTCAATCTCATATTTCTTGAGCCTTAGCTCGTCGTCTTTATCGTCTTTTTCATCCTCAAGCATTTTGATGTGTTTTGACATTTCATCAATTTGTTGCTTGCCTTGCTCAATCATCGCTTGAACTTCGGGCGGTAGTTGTTTCTGTTCGCCGTTTTCATCTTCATTTTCTTGCAGTTGTGGCGGTAACATCTTTTTCATGCGCTCGGCAATCTCGTCTGCG